TAGTATTTGTGCCAGTTGTTTGATCTGTGGCTCAATGGCTGGGTACTTGAATTCCACATCCACAATGGTCATTGATTGATTAGGGAACGCCGGAAAGTCCGGAATTTGCTTGCGCACTGGTGCGGTTTTTGGGTCAGACATCTTGGCAATGTCAAACTGAGCACATTTGTTTTTGAGCTCTTTGAAAAAGCCTGCGGGCACGTCGCCCACCACCTTGATGCGGTAGTTGTATGTGCGTTCGCTTTCGGCAAGGTATTTTGCAAGTGTATTCATATCAGTATCCTATCGTATATTTATTCTTTTTCAGCAATTTGATCTTTACCAAGAATGCGATTCAGCAAATCGTTGCGGCTCAGCACAACTCCTGTGCCTGGTTGCACAGCAGGCCCGGTGCCTGCTTCGGCGTTTTTGTCGTCAATTATTTGCTGTTGCTGATCTAGACGCAGTTTTTTCATCTGCAGGTCAATCATCTTGAGTTTTTTGTCCAGCTTGGCTGTTTTGGCAGTGATAGCATGGCCCAGCATGTTGCTGGCTACCCCAAAGATTTCGCTGGCAAAGCGGCTGTCTACTTGCATGCCAAGATCCATGAGATCTTTGTAGCTGCCTTTGGCCATGTCACTTAGCTCATCCATTTCAACATCTGTGGCATCTAGTCCCCGCACTGCAGGCAGTGCAGCATCCACTTTGTCAATGGCTTCGTCTAGGGCTTGTAGCGTTTCACGAGTGGTGGGCAGTGCTGATTCTGTGTCCTGATCATCGTCACTTGATGGCAAGTCAAAAAGTTCTTCAAGTTTTTTGGTCATGCCATATTTAGTAGCTACTTGGAACCGTTCCTAAACATATCGTCTTCAGTGACCACTCTAAAAGTGATTCCCTGGCGCTTGCACCAGGCAGTGGCAGCTTGCCATTTTGCATAGTTGATGGCAACCACTGCACGGTCTCGAGAGCTCATTTTAGACTCAATCACGCTTTGTTTTTTGGGTTTGATTTCAATCAGTTCAGCTCGCATGGTGTTGCTTCTAGTGCGATAAGTGATCAAAAAGTCCGGCACATAGATGGTTTGCTTGCCGGTTAGCGGATGTCTGTAGGGTATTTGTATGGCTTCGCTGGCCCATTGCAGCACATGATCGTTGGAATCGCAAAACTTCATGAAACTGAATTCCCAGCCCGACCGATAGCGAGGGGCACGAGTACCCACATACTTGTCTTTGTTGATGACTTCGTATGTGCCTTGTGCCCATTTGCTCATTGTACCACTAACCTTGCAGCGTATCTATTGCTTTGTACAGGCACACCCACGCCCAGCAATGTGGCCTTGTTGCGTATGCTGTTGAGAAAATAGGCCAACTGCACGTTTAGATTCACACCGTTTTGTCCCTGAAATTGTTGCAGCAGATCCATGGCAGGAATACCAGTTTCTTCAGCTACTCTGAACAAGCTCACTGTGAAATTACCAGCTGCTGCAGCAGTGGTCATTTCTTTTTGAAAGTAACTGTACACCACATCATACTCTGCCGCAGGAACATTGACATCGTACTCGTAGAAACTGTCAAACACACGCACTGTTTGATCAATGTTGTAATTGGTGGAATTGATACTGCTCATAACATTTAGTTAGTTGACGGAGATTTAGGTGTTGGAAAAAATCTACCACCGTTATTTCTAATGCCCGATGTGATAGCACTGGTGCCAATGGCAGTTGCTTCACTCTTGGCCAATGATGCAATATTTTTTCCTTTGAATGTGTTTCGAGCAGTGAGTGCTTTTTGTGCAGCACCAATCAGTCCCAATGGGCTGCCACTTTGCAAATCTTTCAAAATGCCGCTGCCAGCATCCAGCAAGCCGCCTTGGCCAAACACTGACCTGGTGCTGCCTGGGCGACTCAGTGAGCTTACTGTGGTATCGTAGTGTGCAGGGTCAGCAAAACCTTGCACATTGACGTCAGGACGCTGACTGCCAATTGCACCTGTATAGTATTTCACAGTTTCGTACGCAATGGTCATGGTATTCTGCATGGTACCTCCACCTTCGCTGTAGTTGTAGGTATCGTGATTCCAGTTGGTAATCAAGGGATTGATCAGCACATACTCTGCAAACTTGTGCTGGTCCAGGCCATATATTCTAATGTCTCGAAAAAACGGAGGCTTTCCTGTGCTGGAATTGATTGAATTGGTGCCGTCGTTGATGGCTTCTCCAATGTAGCCCCAGTCATTGACTTGACGATAATCATCATAGATGTCTCTGCCGTTGTAGTTGAAACCTGTTTGAGAGTTTTCGCTGGCGCCAGCACTGCCGTTGGTGTTGTTGGGGTTAAGATATTTCTGGCTAGGATCTTTGTAGTAGTAGCTGAAATAGTTGTACCACAAATTGCGAACCACATCTCCGCCGTCGTCGTGAAACGTCAAAGTCACAGGCTGATATTCAATGCCTGTTTGTATCACACGTTTACGGTTGTACTGATTGAGTGTTTCAGTCTTGACATTGTACTTGGGCAAATCAACTGTTTTGACCACATAACTAAGACTGGAAATATCACCAGAACTAACAAACTGATTCAGCGACGGGATCTGTGTGTTGAGAGTAAAACTAACGTGAAAAAGAAACTTAAACCTGGGTTTAAGTTCGTATTGATTGGACGTAAACGTTTTGCTTGCGTGAGTGTAGTCACGCAAGGTATTGACGTTGGTAAAACCTTTGAGAAAGTCTTGACCGAAGTTAGACATTAGCTAGACCTTGTTAGCGTTAGCTAGCTTGGCCAGCACCTGTCACAACATCACCAAGAGCTCGGCCAACTTCTGCACCAACTCCAGATCCGCCAGGTGTCTGATTGGCGTTGTCGTAAGCAATTGACATTTCAACAGTGACTGCTTCGTTTGAGCTGTAGTTTAGATCGCCGTAGTTGGCACCTTTAAGATAGCAACCGTACAGTTCCCATGTTTCAAGAACCACAGGATCAAACGCTCCGTTGCCGCCGTCTAATATTTCAATCTTGGTAGTAAACTTGTAATCAATACCTGAACTGGCTGATGCCATTTCCAAGAAGTCCATTTGCTTTTGCAACTGCTCGCCAATCAAGCGACTGACTTCGCCAGTGGCATCATCACGTACTGAGCAAGTGATATCTGCCCAAGAGTGGCGCCCTGCTAGCTTGAGTGTTGAGTTGTAGACTGGAATTGCTATTTCTTCAAATGTCAAATTAGGTCGTGACACACTGACCACTTGTTTTGTGAGTTCTGTTGTAGGTTTTGAAACGCCCAGGTTTTCAAAGAACACACGGAATCGGTATTTTAATTTGGGCATCAACATGCCCTGGACGCCGCCTTCGCCGGCACTGCCCACTGGAACTGTCATGCGCTGTAATGATGAAACTGCCATTTTGTATATCTCCTATATGTTTATTTACCTGAATTGGTAGGGGTGTTTGCCCCCACCAGTTGATTAAGAAGCAGCGCCTGAAATTTCGCCAGTGTTCTTGATGCGCAACGGAATATAGATAAATTCCACTGCCTTGACTGGTTCAATAGCAATGTCTACGTACAGTTCGTTACGATCAATACGTGCTGGTGTGTTGTTGCTGGTATCGCACACCACCAGGTAATCGTAGATGGCTCGTTTGGATACCAGATCAATCATCAAGCTGTTGCAAACGTTGGCAATTTCATTACGAGTGATTTCGTCGTTGGGTTCGAACAAGAACAACTTGCCAATTTCTTCCAGGCGTCCACGCAGGAATGCAACCAGTCGTGCCACGTTGATTCGATCCAGTGCAGTGGTTGTTGTGGTAGTGGTCTTGTTACCAAAGTTTACAATACCAATTCCTGGAATAAACGTAATTGGGTTGATGTTGCGTTCGTACAAGATGTCGCGTACTGACTGGCTTACACCAATCTGCTGGAACTCACCTGTGGCTGCATCAATGTAACCAATGGCAGCAGCGTTGTCAACCACACCTCGACGTGTGCCTGCTGGAGCCAACCATGGATAACTCACAGCATCGCTACGCAAGATTGTGCGTACCATCATGTGGCTTGGTGGCTGTACCACTGTGTTGCCTCCAAGGTCTGTGGTCAAGCAGCTGGGGTAGAATGCAGCAGCATAGTTGCTGGTTGCATTGTTACCATCTTCTGTGACCAGGCCAAGACCGTTGTTGTTGGTTGCCCAATCAACCAAGCTGTTGCCATCATTGCCCAGGCGCATGGGAGTGTCAGCCACCACAAACAAGGTGTTGTTGCGCTCGTTGCTGAGTGCAATCATGTTGAGTGTCAGTTCAGGATAAGCAGGAGTAGCAATAAGGTTGAACTGATTTTGTTCTTCACGTGCAGCAATGCTGGTGTCAATTGCAGACTTCATGGCCTGCACAATCAACTGGCGTTGTGCAAGTCGGCCTGACCACATGGCTCCGTCTTGACGATTGCCACTGGCTGTGAGCCAGGTATTTTTCTGTGTGGGCAATGTATCATCAGGGAAGCTTTGAGCATTGAAGTAGTCGCTCTGGAAGCTCTTGACATTGTAACCACTGCGGCGTGTGTTGAACAACAACATACCTTGTGGATACAGGTCAGGAGTTACTGCATCCAGATCAAGATAGTCGCTGGTCAGTAGGCTCACAATAGAAGGAAATTCGCCTGACACAGGATCTGTTGTGCCGTTTGGAGCCCAACGTGCGTCAGCAAACAAAATACCATTTTCAGTCACTTGATCTGTGGTATCAACTTCTACCCACTGGTTGACTCCGCTGACCAATTCCCAACGATAAAGTTTGGGGTAGTTTTCTAGGTCACTGGTATCCACCCATAGATCACCTAATACCAGTGGAGATTCTGCTGTGTCATTCTGTGTGACAGGTGCTGAAGCAGCAATAATAGGACCGCTGGCATTGGTCAGAGTCAAGTCAAAACCACGAACATCGTTGGTGACGTTTTGATAACCTTGCCAGGTGCCGTTGTCTTGAATCATGATGTCCACATCGCTCACTGAGCTGTAGTACCACAAACGACCATCAGCTGGATCTTGATCAGGTTCTACTGCACTGGCTGTGTAAGTAAACAGCGGTGCAGTTACCCAGTTACCCATTACCAACAGGCCTGCTGTGAGGGCAGACGGACGAACTCTTGGGTTGGCAGTTGTAAATCCAGCTATGGTCGCTGGTGTACCTGTAACGTTTGATATTCCTATACTGCCACCTGTGCTGTCCACCAGCACAATGTTTCCTGCAGAATTTACTCTGGCTGACAAATTGGGAACGTTGGCCGCACTCACAGCATTGATAAAATCGCTTACTGTTCCTGTGCCACCAATGGTCGCAAGTGCAGTGGTAATTGTGGAAGTACCCGGTTCTGTGGATCCAATTCCAAATTGACTTCCAACAGCAAATGGTATTGCTGGCAGTGGTGTGGACGGAGTGCCTGTGACTTCAGTTGCGCCCAGAGCAAATCTTTCCAGAATGTCAAAAGACATTGTGGGGAAAGTTGGGGTACTGTATCCACGAGAGTTATACACTGCATAGGTGCTGCCTACTGGAATGTTGCGGCCACCGCCTGTGGGGTCTAGTGCAAAGTTGGCAAAGTTATCTCCAGCATAAGAAGGGCAGTTTTGTTCAACAAATGTGTCTAGTGCAGTATTGAACACATTGACACTGATGTCTAGACCATTGTTGGCAGTGCTTAGATTTTGCCAAACTGATCCAGTTGGGCGGCCGCCGTCAGTGTCGGTGGTTCTCCAACGAGGACTTTGATAGCTGTATCCTGGAAAATAGTCAGGAGCAGCGTAATCTCTAGAGGTAATACCCAGAGCTGACAGCAATGCTGTGCCACCAGTGGGACCTGGTTGAATTGAAACAATGCCATTACCGGTTAGTGTGCTGCCGTCATTGGTAGCAGTAGAATCAGCATAGATATACAGTTTGCCAGATACTGCTCTTGCAGTAACTCCAGTGATGGCCGCGCTGTTAATTGCTGCAACAAGTCCTGCAATGGTGTTGTTGGGAGATGCAGGCACTGTTACCAAGCTGTCGTTGATGCTGATGTTGCTGGCCACTGTCAATGTGGTTGGAGCATTTGCACTGATCACTGCAGGGTGTGCAGTTTTCCAGTCTTCGCCGCCTACTTGCACCCAAGTGTTGTCATAACGCTTGTAATAGCCAATTGTGCTGGGACCTATCAGGGATATAGCATAATCACCAATACTGCCAACAGTTGCAACAGGCGTAAGATCTGCCACCGGATCTGATCCGTCACCGCCGACCACATCCGCAGAGTCTGTCAGTACCAGTGGTACGTTATTGGTAAATGTGTTGGTGGTCTGATTCCATTCAAAAATACCCCAGGTGCTGGTCAATGTATTAACCCAGTAGGTGTCGTTGTTGGGATTGCCTGTAGGGCGAATCAGACTGGCTGTGAGCTCAGTGAGGTCAACGTCAGCACGTTGAACATAAGCACGATTGGTAACGCCCAGTGCTGAGTAAGCCGCCAATAGGCCGTATTCGTTGAGTTCGTAACCATTGATGGGCGTACCAGTTGTGGTGTTGTAGAAGAAAGGCACACCAAATGTGGCGGCCAAATCACGCTGACTGGTAATAAGATATGTTTTGTTAGCATTGGCTGCAAGGGTGCCTGCTGCCACAGTGATGCCATCAGCACTGACTTTGTTTTGTGCTGTAGCAACAATAAAGTAAGGGACGGTGTTGACTGCAGAAGGGATGAATTGACTCTCGTCAATGACTATTACTTCTACGCCTGGTGATACTAGAGCCATAA